TCGAGCAATTTAGCTCGAATTTCTGTCAAAGATGCCATAATTTTTCTCCTATATTAGCCTTTGTTTGCCTAAGTTTGTTTTGCCTAGTGTAGCCACAACACTTATGCATTGTGTCTACTATATTATATTTAGTCTTTAAAGTCAAGTACTTATTGTAAAAATAACTCTGGATCGTATTTGCTGAGAACTTCTTCAATTTGCTTGACAGTCGTTTGTGTAGCATCTACTGATGCTTCCTTAGGATTCTTCATAGTAGCATTCTTTTGTATGTATGTCAACACTTTTTTTGCTACCATTTGAGCCTTAGGTGTTAAGTCATGTATGTCATCGCCAAGTTGGCTCAACATATTACTTAATTCATCGTCCATACTGTGCATGGAAAGAAATCCTGCTAACGCAGCGTCTTGGTTTACATCGCCTCGAATCGTCATGTTAGCAGGATTATCAGGATCGTTTGGATCCATATCTCTCATTGAGATAGGACCACCTTTTGTGACTTTGTCGATAAGGGCTTTCAGTCTAATCATCCTGTCCTTATCTGTTGCTATTTCCTTCACTATACGGGCAACGTGCGGTAATGCATCGGCGACATTCTCGTCAAAACTGCGTACTGTAAATTTATCTCTGAGACTGTCAACACTTTCTTCTTCCAAAGGAGTTGTAGATTGCTCAAAGTTTTCACTGTACACTTTATAGCCTTTAGTGCCACTAAGTGATTTGAATTCTTTTTTAATTTTATCTAGTCTATTGCTTACGCCTTCGACTACTTCTTCTGTGTCTTCACTGACTAGTGAATTCTTTTTAGCATAGTTACGGAATTTTTGTAACTGTGCAAATTCTTCTGATAATGAAATAATATGACTGCCTAGCTCATCATATGGATTACCGCCTTCTTTAATGTGACGTAACATTGCACGTGCGGCACCTAAATTGTTTACAGGAAATTTGTAACGTTCACCATCTGCATTTTCTATAAACAGACTGTGTATATTACGGCTTCTACTTCCACGTACTTCTTCATCAACATGTTTTTTATGTTTTATAATTAGTCGTGCATTTTCCAATGCTTGGTAACTGCTCTTGCTACTACCATATGGTTTGCCAAAACTTTCTTGTACATTCATTTCACTATTCCTTTTTGCTTGATAAGCAAAATCTTTGGGTTCAATATCCTTGCCAAAAGTTCTTAATGTATATTCTACAATATTCCTAGATGCTAACTGACGCAAATTATCTAACAATTTACGGATACTATCTACTTCTGTACTCTTGCCCAAGTTTACTTTTAATTCTAATTTTTCATCGACGTTTTCTAGATTAACCATTATTTTATTGTCGCCATTGTAAAAACGTTTGGCTTCCATTGGATCTATTGTGCTTTTACCGTCATCAGTAAACAGCTCAAGTTTTAATCCATGACCTTTTAGTATTTTAAATACTTGTTCACTAAGTTTATCTATATTAATCGCCATACACTTATTTATGCTTTTAGTCTATATCAGCCCTATTGGCATGGGCGGCAGATAATCTGCATCATCAAAACTATCTCTTAAATCTTCAAATGTGTTTTCATCATAACGACTTATTTCTTGAACCATACGAACTACAAGCATTGTAGCCATTACTAAATCGTCTGTTTCGCCTTCTTTTGCGGCATAACTTGCACCACGTGCAATAAACACTTTTATTTCTCTTAATAATGCTTTACTTTTAATTTTTAGTTTTTCTGTTTCTACCCATTGCTTGAACTTTGCACATGCTGTTAATTTACTACGATTAGTAGTGTTAAAGCCTCTGCGATATGTTCTGTTACTGCCTGCCTTTTTAGGTTCGCTTAAAAATGTTCCAGGTATATTGTCCTCGCCCATTTCATTTATAACAACTAGTGCGGCTTCTCCTAGTGTGTTATTTTCTACACTCCAATATATTTCACTATTAGGTGCTTCTGATCTAATTGTTTCGCACAGTTCTTTTAAAACTTTTATTTGTCCTGTTATTGGAGTTTTATTGTGTTGCCATTCTGCTACCTGAGTCATACCCGGCAGTGTAAACACTTGTATAGCACTTGGATCTCCGCCTGTACCTAAACTTGGATCTAATCCTACAACATATGTATTTTTATCTTTTATTGTATCATACCAACGTATCTGACCAGTCTTTTTATATGGATCTTCTGCTGTCATTTCTGTAAGTAAAATACTGTCTATTAATGTTTCATCAAAAGCAATAAATTCATTTAGATGTTCACGTCTAAATCTCTCGTCACCAATTTTACCTCGTTCTACACTTGCCCATGCTTCATCTCTGTCTGGATGTTCTTTCCAATCTGCACTGTAACCACGGAAACCATTTACACCTACTTGTGTTTCGTTACCAAACTCGTCAAACATTTTTTGACTTTGGCGCCAAATTTGTGCAAACTGATCGTCATCCTGATTGGGTGTACTTGTAATAATACATTTACCACCTGTACTTAAGGTAGGACTCAATGCAGTCCAGAACTCTCGAGCTATATTGGGTCTTACAAATGCAAACTCGTCTAAGTATGCTAACGAAATACTTAAACCACGTCCAGTATTTTCTGTTGTTGCTTGTGCTACAATACGGCTACCATTATCAAATTCTATACTACCTTTGTTGTAACTCACAGCACCACTACGTAAAAAATCTGGTAAAGTTTCATATGCAAATCTTATACGTTGCATAATTTCCTGGGCACCACTGTATTTGTGTGCGGCAATTAGGATAGTTTGGTCAGCATTAAACATAGCATACCATAGTAGGTATCCTGCGGCGGCTGTTGATTTTCCCATCTGTCTACTAATAAGTGCAATACTGTATCTATAATCATGGTATGTATCCACTAGTTCTTTTTGAAAGTCAAACAAACCAAACTTCATACGACCCTTAGTTGGATGTTGTATCCAACAATGTTCAGTCATAAAGTATTTGGGATCTTGCACACATCTTGCAAGTTCCAGCATTTGTTCTTGTGTAAAACTTTCTTTGCGATAGGGTTTTTTAACAAGGTCTGTGTTTGCTGTACTCATATGGGTATTTAGCTCAAAAAAAGAGCCCACAATGTGAGCTCAGTATTCCTAAGGTAGTTAGGATTTATATTCCTGCAAGACGTTTAATGTCTTCAACGCTTTCGTCATATTCACCAGGATAGGCCATGTCTTTTGATCCAGCCCATTTTCCTAGTCTAGCTGCAAGTTGTGCGGCTTCTTCTCTACTAAGTTGAACGTAACCTTCGCCTTTATCACTTGTAAGTTGTATACCTAAATTTCCTTTGCTCATAGCAAACTGCTTAATATGCACATTGCCAATTTTGCCCATTTCAGTACCTTCAGTTACATTTTCCATTGTTATAGTCCTGCTAACTGTTTTAACAAGTTAATGTCATCTGTAAGTGCGTCAGCTGTTTTTGCATCCATTTTTACTTTATATGTTTTACCATTAAAAGAAAATTCTTTTTTACCAGCTTTTTTAGCATCTGCTGCGGCTGTATTAAATGCATTATCCTCTTCTACATCTGCTTCATCTACTGTAGCTTCTGTTATTTCTTCTTCTACTGCATCTTCATCTACTGTAGCTTCTGTTACTTCTTCTTCTACTGCATCTTCTGCAACTTCTGCAACTTCTTCTGTTACTTCTTCAGTAACAACTTCTGCTTTACCTTTATATTCTTGGTATGCTTCCATCATATCTTCTACAGTATGATCCACAATTGCTTCCTCTACTTTTACTGGTTGCCCATTTGCACCCAAGTAACGGCGTAGGCTTGTGTCTACTGGCTCACCTTTTGGTAAGTCTGTAACACGTGATTCTGGTTCGCCTGTTTCTGCAGGTGTGTTTGCCCATTCATCTACGATTTCATCTTCGTGTACTTCACCCATCTGTGCTAAACGTTGTAGAATTGCATACATATCTGGGTTTGCTGTAATAGCAGCATCTTGTGAAGGTTCGCATCCGCAGTCTTCTTCTACTTCAGCTTCTGTTGCAAGTTCTTGTTGCTTTACAAGGCCCGCAAGTTTCACTAATTCGTCGATACTATTGATTTCCATTTTAGTTCCCCTTGTACTCTGTATTGAGTTCTTTGCGAGCTTTGTTTAACTCGTCTAAAAATTTTGTATTGTATTGATCACCAAAGTGATCTTCGGCTTTATGATCTTCTGCTTCACTATACTCTCCGTCAAGTAATAGTGCAGTTGATTGCTCCTCAGCAGGGCCTTCCATACTAGCTTCATCTTCTTTATAAGCTGGCTCTAGTTTGTTTCGAACTTTAATCTGTCCTTCGCCAATACCAATTTTTTGTACTAGTTCATTTACTAGCATTGATGGACTCATTGGTAAGTTAGTCTTAAAGTCCATAATATATACTTCTGATGCACCCATGTTTACAAAATCCATTGGTGCGCTCTGAAGAATTGTGCGCTTTGGAGATTCGATGTCGAACGCCTCGTACTTACGCAAGTGCTTTTCCAGCTTATCAAGCTGATCTTCGGAAAGCTCACAGCATGTTTTTAAGCGAAACTCATGAGTTTTTGCGCTTTCCATTAAATATTCGTTCAATGTTTTCATCTTAATACTCCTGTTACGACTATTTAGCAAATTAATCAATTTTTGCTGTGTACTTGATCCAATATACTCTTGAGTAGATCGTTTCTATCTAATATTACTTCGCCTGTGCCTTCTATAGCACTGGGATCTTCATCTGTTCCCTTAGCTTTTTCCATTTGCCAATCTAGTTTCTTTTCTTCTAGATCTAGCTTTTGTTTTTGCATCTGCATTTGTATTACTTTTAATTTTTTGTCCATTTTAGCTTGTTTTGCTGTAATTGCATTGGCCATCATTTTTGCTGCACTGTCAAATACAGGAGCGGCATGCCTATCTTCTACATTTTGTCCTAAATCCATTAAAGTTTGAAATGCATCCATTGCATCTACTGCATAAGAATCCATATCCTTATCTAATGCTTCTAAATTTTTTACTGGTGTTAGTGCTTGATCTATTTTATCTACTTCAGCTAACGTTTGTTTAAGTTCGTCTAAATTTTCTGCAACTGGATCTGCTAAAGTATCTAGTACTTTAATTTCTGGCTCTTCGTCCATTGGAGGTAGATTAAAAGTTTCCTCTAATTTTTTAGTCATCTTTTCTTCCTTTTTGGTTTACTTGCTTGTGGTGCTCTAAACAATTCGTTTTCTGTAATAATACGAAAACCTAAACCTTGTTGATTAGCCCATTGTCTAGCAATTTTCCATTTAGCTTCATTTATAACGGCGGCCGCTTTATCCTGCATACTTTTTGCATTTCCCATTATTTGTTTACTGGGTTTTACTTCTATTATTTCTGCATGCTTTTTGCCGTTCATATCCTCATAAATTATAAAAAAGTCTGGAACATATGTGGTTGCTTTGCCTGTAAGAGGATTTCTATATGGTATTCTGTGTGCTTCACTTGCCCATCCTAATATATTAGGATGTTTATCACACATACGCATAAATTGTAGTTCCCAACCACTGCGATAAATTGGCATACGTTTACCAATATACTTTTGTTTATTGACTGGTTCGTAGGTTCCTTGTTGATACTTTGCCATATAGGTATTTATGGACTTGCAGATGCGTCTACGTCAGGAATATCTGTTACTGTAATCTTCTCTGGTTGGAATGTTGCGTTCCATAAAACGGAGCTGCTATCACTATAACTAAGTGTGTCGCCAGTAGCACTAATGATTAAACAATTAGTTAATTTTGTTGTTCTTACATTATTAGCGTGTCCATACTGTCTAACTTTTATTACTGGAAAAAAATATCTATTACCAAATCCTGGAGTGAATCCCATATTAGTTTCAAAATCTTCTCCTAATACAGTATCTGCATCGCCTGACGTTACATCTCCGCCTGTAGATATAGGACTTATACCATTGGCTGTGTTGTAATAGTTAGCAATATATTTTTTAAGTAAGTTATGAAATTTACCGTCATTTGTGTCGTAAAAATTTACTGTTAATTGACCATAGTTTAATTTTGTTTGTACTACACGTTTTCTATTGTATTGATTTACTATTTGTGTATCAAAACTATATCCAGGAAGTGTAAGGTCCTGTATTCTTGGAAAATAAAGGTTTTTGTTAGGTGTCTCTATTTCTAGGCTAAAGTTAAAGCGTTGTCTTGGTATCGCCGTATAAGTACCTTCGGTCCCAGCTTTGGAACCGGGACCGAAAAATACTTCACTTGCGTGTTGACGAATAGACATTGGCTAACTCTATCCTATTAACCATTTGCTGTAGCTTGATCAGAACCATTACCATTGCCTTCAATGAATAGTTCTTCTGTGCCAGCAAAGTGTTGTGCATTGTCGTAACGGATAGTTACTGTTACAATTTGTGCTTCACTTGTTGCATAATTGCTTTCGCCATATGCTACGTTCTGGATATAGCATCCATATAATTCCCACTTATCTAGTGTCGTTGCTTCTGCATTTCCACCGTCTAGTGTTTCAATGTTTGTTTGGAATTTATAAGCGCCACCCGCTTTAGGGCTTGCTTGGTTAACCATGTCAATTTGATTGCTCATTTGATTATCAATTTGTTTGATAACGCTGTTTCCAACATCATCGCGGATTGTAATTGTTACCGCTTCCCAAGTATGCTTACCTGCTAGGTAGATACGTGAGTTGTAAGTATCTAATGTTACTTCGTCGTGACTTAGTGTCGGACGAGTTACACTAACTACATTACTGGTTGTCACTTCACTAGTATCAAATCCAAATGATACACGGAAACGATATTGCATCTTAGGCATAATGGTACCAGGAGCAGTGTTGCTCGTTGTAGGTACACTTAAATTTGTTAATACAGCCATTGTCTATCTCCTCTTAAGAAAAGTTTGTATAACTATATTTATGACTTTTTGTCAAAAAAAAGACCGGCTTGAAGCCGGTCTTTGAGTTATATGTAGAATCCTTAGCTCAGTGCGCCTGTGTTAACAATTCTAATTGGAATGTAGATGAATTCTGTTGCTTTTGTTGGTTCAATCGCTACATCTACGTATAGTTCGTTACGATCAATACGTGCAGGTGTATTATTGCTTTCATCACAAACAACTGCAAAGTCGGTTACACCACGCTTTGCTAGGATGTCGCTTAGGAAGCCTTCAAACACTGCTGCCACTCTTGCACGTGTTGGTACGTCATTTGGCTCAAACAAGAACGGACGAGCAATTTCGTCAAATCGTTCACGTAGGAATGCCACAAGACGTGCTACGTTGACACGGTCAAGTGCAGTAGTTGTACTGTGTAAGCTCTTCTGTCCAAATACTACTACGCCTTCTGCTGGGAAAGTAGCAATTGGGTTCAGTTTCGCTGCATACATGCTATCACGCTGACCTTGACTTAGTGAAACAGCTTTAAATTCTGTTTCTGTTGTAACATATCCAACTGCACTAGCGTTTTGTACAACACCACGTGTCAAGCCTGCTGGTGCAAACCATGGGAACGCAATATTGTCGTTATATGCAAATTGATATAGGGTCATGTGTGAAGGCGGTACAGTAACAGTTGCACCTGCAGGAGTTGTTGCACGACCTGCTGGATAGTATGCTGCACTGTATGTATTTTTTGTAACAAGTCCATCTTCACCGTTTTCACTAGCACCTACACCCTGTACCCAAGCAACTGCTTCAGTTGGTGTTTTGCGCATTGGTGTATCGATTAAGATAAAGCCTGTTTCACTGCGATCACTGTTTAGAGCAACTAGTTCGTCTGTTAACTCTGGATAGTTTGGAGCCGCTAGTAGCGTAAAGTTACGTAATGGATCACGTAGATCTTCATTACCTGCTACTGAAGCTTGCATTGCCGCACTAATTACTTTACGTTGTGCTAGGCGTCCAAATGCACCGCTACCATCTGCGTGGTTAGCCGCGGCATTTCTCCAAGCACCTGCTGTTGAGTTCCAGCTACGTACTGTATTTTTACTTTGTGCCATGTTAACAGCTAGCATACCTGCTGGGTATAGCTGATAATCTGGAGCACCAGTAATTGGTGTAATTGCACCACTTGCTAGTACTGCACGTGTTTGGTCTGTAAAGTCATCAAAAATAACACCATCTTGTGTAGACTGATCTGTGTTATCATGTAATACCCATGCAGAACCATTGTGTTGATAAATTTTTGGACGCATACGCTCTACTGCGCTTGTGTCTACCCAAATATCACCATCTACTAATGAACCACCAACGCTATTTTGTGTTGGTTCCATTGTTGAGTATTGAATTGCACTACTTGCAACTCTTTCCCAACCACCTGCTCCACGAACAAGTACATCAATATCTGTACGTGTGTCGTTAAACCATAGTGTGCCTGCCGCAGGATTACCTGTTGGCTCTGCATCTTGTGCAAAGAAGTTTGCGGTTGTAATTGGAGCCGCAGCACCTGCTACGACATTGTCAATTGTTAAACCACCAGTAGCTGCTGCAAATAGGCTTAGGTGAATATCACTATTAACTAATGTTTGAGCTGCAACGCTTGTACCATCTTGTTTGATGTTGTTACCGCCGCCACCTTGTGTGTCGTCAATAGTTGCAACACTTTCTAAACCAAATACACCTGCTGAGTTTGCATTGTAAAATGCTAAGTTGATGCCATTACCTGGGCGTGTTGTTTTAACCCATGCATCTCCTGTGCTTGGTGAGCTTGGTGCGCTATAGTGTGGTGCAAATGTTGTTGTACCAGTACTTGAGCTGTTTAAAGGCTCCCAAGCACCACTAACACCTTTAAAGTAATGAATTGCAGTATCTGTTGATCCGTCACTTAAGACAGCAACTAGATAATCGCCATTTACTACTGTTGCACTTGGTGTATATGTACCAGCAACTTCAGCTGCTGTTGCGGCTTTGTCGACTTCAACTGTAACGTCCTGTAGGACCCATGATGTACTGTTCCATTCATGTACACCAAATTTACTTCCGTCTGTATCTAGCCAATATGAACCCGCTGTTGCTGGTCCTGTAGGTGCATCTGCACTTACTGTTAATTGTCCTAGATCAATATCTGCTCTTACAATATATGCTTGAGAACCTTGTCCCAAATAACTGTAAGCGGCTAGTAGACCATATTCACTTGTTTCATCACCTTCTGTAAGGTCTGAACCAAATATGGAATCGCCAAAGAACTGTGTAAGTT